GTTTTCTACATGAAGCAAGTCTTAGACCATGAAGCTCATCTACTTTCTTCTCCCATCTATAGTCAGCATAGTAGCAAATTGACTTTGGCTTGTGTTCACACTCAAACTTCTTCAACAATGTCTCAAATCCACCATCAACTACTGCAGAGTTCACCTCACAATAAGAAGATATGTTCCATTGGTGTTCAGATCCATTGCGGCATTTCTTGAAAGACATCATCGCAACAGTATGTCCGTTGAAGACCAGTGAGTACCTGATGCTTGAGTTGTCATCTCCATTGATGTTGTACTTCTCAAAGAATCTTCTCTTGAAATCTTCATTGACCTCGGTCTTGATTGAGCATCTAGAAGCGTCAATGTGCACTAATCTGTCTGGGCATAGAATCTTCTTCAGCTTGCTCTTGCACAGTCTCTCATTGTGCTTCCACTCATCTTCAAAGATGTGAACTAGCTGAATTCCAAATTGCTCGCACATTTTGGTTTTGTTCAAGTGATATGATCTGTCTATTCTTCTGCAATCATCAAAGCCTTTAGTGTCAATCGAATGCCAAAAGATGCCATTGAACTCAACAGCAAATTTCAAGCTTTTTGAGTAGACATCTAACTCTAGTCCATGAAGAACTGAACGGTTGTTTCTGACAAAGTCTTTGCAGAGTCCAAGCGACACAAGATATCCATATATCTCAGCTTCCATAGTCTGCATATTTCTAGGATGGCAATGCGGACACTGCCTGGTTCTCCAATTAACCCATGGAGCAAAGAAATGCTTGTTGCACTCTTTGCATCTCCACTCCCAGATCTTTGTTGCTTCTGAACTTCTGCTAGCAAGAAACTCACCAACAGTGCAGCAAATTTCAATTGATCTATTAGCTGAGTGAAAGTTGTTCCAAGCTTCTAATTTCTTGTTTTTAATAAAGTCTTCTATTACATCTTTTTGATTGAATCCACGCTTTACACCATAAAGATCTAGAGTTGTCTCTGAGATTTTGGCTTGAACTTCTGGAACTTTTGCAATGCTATCAACTCCATACTCGCCCAAGCAATACAATCTTCGTTTTTTGACTATCTCTATCTTTCGTTCATCAGTGAACTCAGAAATAGTTGATTTGAATTTTTCTCGATTGTTCCAATTAGGATCATGTCCGCCAGCAATCTTTGTCTGCTTGGTTTTCTCTTCACGGTCTTTCCAAAAATCTGGATTCTCTTCAAGCTTCTCAGCAATTGTTGCTTTGGCTTTCTCTGAATTCACAAAGTTTTCATCACCATAATTCTTTTTCTTTGTTGCTTTCATCTTAGATCCAAAATCTTCTGGGTGATATTGTCCACCATTCTTCTCAAGTCTAGTTTCTTTTGCCTGCTGAACATTGTTAAAATTCTCATTACCATATCTCTCTTTGCGAGTTGTCTTTGATGCAGCAATGCACTCTGGATCTGAAGCTTGGCAAGAAGGACAGCACCACTTTGAGTATTCATTCTTCTCTTTGATGAACCTCATGACATAGTTCTTCCCACACATCTTGCATTTTGGTCTGTCACTCAATCCATGCTCAATACAGTAGAGGCGCTCAAATATAGAGATATCTAGCAATTTGCCGGCTTTGATCTTAAATCTGAACTTGTCAAGTGCACTAGTTCTTGTTGCTAATTCGCCATACAAGTCTGGATAGTGGTTTTTGATGAACTTGTTCAGATTTGCATTGCTTATATGATTCTCATTTTGAACCGCTCTGATTCTACTAGCTATCTCTAGATTTGACATCATGTTGGTTTCAATCCTATTATGACATTTGTATTTACTTCATATTATACATACAAATGGCTAAACAATCAAAGGCTCAATATTGGGCCTTTGATGTAATCACAAGTATTTAGTTAGCTTCAGAGAACTTCTGGCCAGCTTGCACCTGTGCGGGCACAAATGAACTGAATTTCAATAAACTCACCTGTCTTGACTGGCTTAATGCCAATCTTCACCTTCAACTCATTTCTGTCAATAGTGTCAGGATCATTGATTGTCTCATCACAAATGATCTTGTAGTCATAGACTCCACCATTGTTCTTAGCTTCCTTGAAATAAGGATCAAGAGCATCAACAAGGCGCTGGCGGGTGTACTGAGTATTGCCTTCATACACAAAGTAGCGTGACACCTTGTATGCAGCTCTCTCAAGTCTCAAGAACAGACGGCGGGCATTCACACGGTCAAAAGCACTTGGCTTGACTTGGAAAGTCTTCTGTCCTTCAAGTACAATGCCATCTTGAGGATAGTTGATAGCATAGTTCCAGTTCTTCTCATAGATAGAGCCAGCTTGCTTGATTGTTGGACTGAAAGCAACATCTGTAGCTTGGATGACACCTCTGTTGAGTCCAGCTGGAGCATCCCAATACCAGTAGTTGACATCTGTGTTGATGTACACACCCATTGCCTTGATTGATGGAGGACACCAGAAGAAGTCTCCAGTGTAGTCATCTGCCATCTCGAACCAGTCAAGATATCCAGCACCATAGTTTGTGTTCAAGCCACAGACTGCTGGAAGATATGGAAGGATGTTTGCATCAATTGTGTTAGCTGGCTTGCTCTCACGGATTATCTTCTTCTGTCCTTGGAGAACCAATGGACGAGGACACTCAGTGATGAACATGCAGTCTTTACGAACATTCTTGCAGAAGTTGTCAAGTTTCTGCACGACAGTCTTCCAGATCTTCACTGCTGGAGCATCATACTTCTTGCACTGCCACATGCCAAGCATTGAGTTTCCAAGGTCATCTGTTATTGCAAGGTCATAAGGTCCTTTGTTTCCAAAGATTGCCTTGAGGTAAGATGCAATGTTAGAGATTCCAGCATCACAGACAATGTCAATGTCGAGCTTGTTGATGTCTGACACCTTCTCAAATGCCTTGTTCATGCCATCAAGAATTGACTTGTTGATGGAGATCTCTTCCTTTGTCATTGGAGAGTAGAATCCAAGAGTTGAGCCAACTGATGGGTGAGCAAGAAGAATGTCACAGCTGTCTTTGTAGAACTTCTTGCTTGCTGTGTCATTGAAGCAGTTTGAGAAGAAGTTGATGTACTGTGAGTTGGTGTTGACAATTGTGTCAATGAATTTTGTCACACCAGTGTTAGGATCCTTGTCCTCTTTGCAGAGAGAACCACAGAAAGCTTCAACTGGCTCATAGCTCACTTTGTTTCCTTCTGAAGGATCAAGATAAGCACGATACACAACAACACCAATGTCCTTCAAGTGGTCAGGCTCAAATCCGCCATCTCTTGCAGGCTGGATTGTTGAGAAGTAGTTGTTTGCATCAAGGGCAAGGGTCTCAGGAACACGATCATCAAAGTTCTCACCATGCCATCCATAGCGAGGATCGGTTGGATCTAGCTCCTTCACCACAACATGGGTGTCGGCAGAGATGATTGCATATTTCTCTGGCTCTTCAGAAGAGTCCTGGACACGTGTTCCTTCAGTTGACCACTTTGCAAGATCAACTGCTAGGTCACTTCCAGCTAGCTCATCATACTTAGCATCACGCTCAGCTTCAGTGACAAAGGCAAGTGACTTGTCATTGTAGTCACCATAGACATCAACCACCTCTGGCTCAAGAAGAGCTGAGAGGAATGAGAAGCATGGTGTCTGGAGAGCATCACGAGCAATTGCAAGACCAACACGCTCAGCATCATTCTTGCACTCATAGATGAACTCCTCACTCTGAGAGCGAGAGCTGAGAATCTCAAACTTCTCTAGCTCATCACCAGTCAAGCTCTCAACTGCTGTCAAGTCAACTATCTTGAACTCAACCCGATATCCAGCTAAGTCGCGGATCTTTCCAGAGAGGCAGTATTCACCAGCAACTGGGGCAATTGTGTATCCATCAAGGTCAATTCCAGCATTCTCTGCAACCTTCCATGCATCCTTTGCAGCATCTTCAGAGCTGTAGAGATTGCCAAATGAGCTAAGAATTGTAGCTTCCTGTGCCTCATATGTGAAGTTCTTCGTGAAGTATCCAGTTGTGTTGATTCTCTTCACAACATCACTTGAGAGAAGACCACCAGCCGACATCTCATTCCTGTCAATCTCCAAGAGCTTCGATGGATCTTCTGGATCATAAGCAACAAGTGTCTTGAGCTTGCTTCCAGCCAGAGACTCATATGCAGATACCTCATAGATCTCTGGAGTGATGAGTGACTGAGCATACATTGCATTAGCAGCTGTTGTGACAACTGGAATGATGCCAATCACTTCACGCTTCTGTCCTTTACGGTCATCTTCTGGAACTCGGCCATATGTAGCACCAGTTGTGTCAACAATCAAGAATGTGTTTGCTGGGACCTTAGCTTCATCCGTGCGGAACTCATCAATTGCAGACAGATCATAGAGAACAGGATCACGTCCACCAGCGATGACAGCTGCATCCTTTATCTCACCATCTCCAAGGAAGACGCGGTGCCACATTCCTGACTTCTCATGGTCAACAAGTGGATTTCCTTCATCATCTGAGAGAATGGCACCCTAGTCATCACTCAAGTAGACAATCTTCGTCAAGTCTTCGCAATTTGGCTCACGAGTGATGGAGTACTTCAAGCCAACCATCTTCTCAAAAGCTGCATTGTCATAAGGAAGACGTGCACACCACAGCCTTCCATTCTGGTTCAGGACTTCACAAGCTGCAGCATATCCATAGCGCTCAGCTTCATTGTCTGGTGTGCCATAGTACTTCTCAAATGCAGAGCGTGAAGTGAACTCCATTGGCTTGTATGGCTCACCCTTGTCTGAGAAGAACATGATGTAGCAGCCAGTGCCAACCATAGCTGGAGAGTAGCCACTCTTGTCAATCTCTTTCCATTCTACACCAGGGCAATTGATCGTCCTCATTATTGTCTTTCCTTATCTTTAAAGCTGTCTTCAGTTCCTAGCATTTCTAATCTAAGACTATTTACTCAATGACTCTGCCAAAAGGGAAGAACAGCTTCACTATTCCTCCCTTTCTTCTCTCTAAGCTAGCTCTGCAGTGACTAGCTGTCAAATGCTCTCGGTGTAGTAGTCAATGAGCCTGACATACTCTTCAGATGCAGCTTTGAGCTTCTGCAGGACATTCTTGAGCTGTGTTGGCATTGTCTTCCTCTGCTGTCTAGACAGTCTTGTCATCTTGTCAATGTAGCCAGCCATGACCTTTGAGCTGCCATAGATCTGAGAAGTGAGCTCTTTTATCTCGCCGCCGCCACTAGTCCTTCTTCTGCTTGGTGTTGATGAGCTGCCACCTCCTCCACCAAATCCACAGCTTCCTGAAGATGAGCTGCTAGATGATGATGTTCCAGAGCAAGATGGTCCACTGTAGTATGACCCACCGCACTCATTCAACTTTCCAAGCTTCTCAACAATGTATCTCTTCAATGACTTCTTTGCCATGGTCTTCTCTTTCTCTCCTCTAAATCAGCCTCTCATGACTTCTTCTGCCACATTTGCATCTTGCCTGTGGATTGAGAAGTCCAAGATCAAGTACTCTAGTGTCTTGACCGGCTTGACACCTATCTTGCATCTCAGCTCGTGGTTCTCAATGACCTCAGCGGTGTTCAGCTCTTCATCACACTTGACAGCATACTCTGCGATGCCATCTCCTGTCACAGCATCTTCTAGCACTGGAGTGACCGCGTCAACAAACCTCTAGCGGAGCCACGCTGTGTTTCCTTCATACAAGAACCGTCTAGCAATCTAGATGACATCTTTCTCAATGTCTAGCATCAAGCGCCTGACATTGATTCTGTCTAGTGCGGTCTTTGCTGTCTGGAAAGTCTTCTAGCCTTCCATTATGATGCCATCTATTGGATAGCTGATAGCATAGTTCCACTAGTGGTTGTAGATCTTGCCAGCCTCATCATTAGTTGGATTGAATGCCACATCAACGACATTTGGCACAATGCCTCTAGTCATTCCAGCTGGAGCTTCCCATGGATGGAAGTACGTGTCACAGTATATGCAGATTGATGCTGCCTTGATTGATGGAGGACACCAGAACAAGTCGCCAGTGTGTGCATCCGGCATCAAGAACCAGTTGCACCATCCAGCAGCATATGATGAGTTGAGAGCATTTGCCATGTACTTGAGCTTTGGAATGAGAGTGTCACGGATGCTTGATGTTGGCTTAGTCCGTCTCACAAGCTTCTCATCTCCTTCAAGGCAGAAAGTCCTCAATCCATCAGCTAGAAGCATGCAGTCACGTCTAGTGTACTTGCAGAAGTCATCTAGCTTCTTGAGAACTTGTCTCCATGCTTTAGTGTCTTCGTGTGTGTCAAGACTCCAAGCTTTGTTTCTCACATCATCTGCCATCTCACATCCACATCTGCAAGCAATCTCAGCAAACTTAGTTCCAAAGTCTGCAACTCGTGGATAGAGATCAAGGTCAATTGCTCCATCTCCGGTCCCAGCTGAGTCAATGAGCTGCGCAATGTTTGAGACACCACCATCAATGACTAAGTCAAGTGGCATTGTGTTTGGATCTCGACACTGGTCTAGGATCCTAGTCAAGCCGTCCATCACAGAAGTCTTCAAGCTCAAGCGCTTCTTGCACTACACTTGGTGGAATCCAAGTGATGTTGCTCTGTTGTTTCTTGTGACTAGGGTTGATGTCTGCTCAAGGCTTCTCTTCTCAGCATTTGAGAACAAGCGGATGTATCTTGAGCGAGAGTTGACCACATTGTCAATGAAAGTGCTAGCGTGAGTCATCTTGTCTTGAGCAGACCTGTCAAGTGAACCAACAAATGCTTCAACTAGCTCAAATGAGATCCTTGAGTCATTAGCTAGGTCTTTGAATGCCTTGAACACTGCTATGCCAATGTGCTTCAAGTAGTCTTTCTCATAGTGGTCTTGGTCTTTCCAGTTTATTGGTGGGAAGACTAGAGCCGCATCTCTTGAAGTTGACTCATCTTCGACACTAGAAGCTGAGAGTGGGATGGTCATTGAGCCGCTGACAATGCTTGTGAAGTCACTAGACACTACATCAGACAAGTCCACAATCTCAGATTCAGACAGCTTGACTTTGCCACTCTCGAGTGTTCCAAAGCTAGACAAGAGATTGAACTTCTTGACTGCTGGAACTGTGTATGAAGCATCAACTGAAGACAGCTTTCCATCAAATGACTCTAGCAAGTTCTAGAAGTACATTGCATTTGGAGCTGTGACTAGGACTGGAACAACTCCAAGGCAGTCATTTGTCCAGATTCTGCTCTCTTTAGACTCATCTTTGACCAAGCTCGACACACAGTTCTTAGTGTCATAGACTCCATACTAGGTCTTTGACACATCATAGACTCGAATCTTGTTCCTCACAAGAGCTTTTGAATATGTCAAGTAGCGGTCAAGGTTGTCAAGTGTGTCAACTCCGCTGCCATCTTCAACTATCTAGACATAAGAAGTGATCTCAGAGTCGTTCAACTTCAAGATTGCGTATGGATTCACACCCAAATTCTTGATTATTGTTGACAGTGAGTAAGCTAAGCCAGATATTGTGCTCTAGTATGTTGGAGCATCATGGAGCTCTGGAAATGTGAGAGTTTGGATTGCAATCTGGCCAGCATCTGGATCTTCAGGATCAATCGGCTCAAACACTTCTTTCAAAGTAGCATCAAACTCAGTGATGGCTATGTCAGCAACAGTGCTCCACATTGAAGATATAGAGTCAATGCTGTCCGATCTCTTCAATGCACTCAGCACACTCTGCAACTCAACTTTTATGTCTTTGACAACCTCAATAGGTCCACCACCAAATGAGCTGATTGTGATTGGAGTCACACACTCATCAAGTGACCACTGTCTCCAAGTGTATCTCTCAAGTGAGCCATTGTCATAAGGAATCTTTGCTGCAAGAGCTGTGCCACCTCTGTCAAGTATCTCGGTGATGCTGTTGTAGAACCAAGTCTCAAGCTCATTAGTAGGTGTTCCAAAGAGCTCATCACGTGTAGCTTTTGAGTTCACCCACTGCACTGTGTAGTCTTCACCCCTGCTAGCTGGCCCAAAAGTCAAGCAGTTTGGAGAATTTGGAAGACTGTAGTCAGGCTTCTGCTCTTGTGAGCGGTCTATCTCCCTCAACTCAATTCCAGGTGCTTCAATCTGTCTGTCACTTGCCATCTTTTCTCTTTCTAGACTTTGGACTCTACAACTTCTCATATTTACCTGTGCTGAAGAATCCCATAGAATGATCTTCGACACTTCAGTGCAAGCTTCAAGACTCACTATCTGAAATGCTAAGTCTCTGAGAAATCCTTAGACAACCGAGATCTTCTGCAAGCTTGAGACATCTGATGCAGACAACTTGAAAGACTTTGCTGTGATATGCAACTTTTCCTAAGGATGTATATCAAAGATGTCTCTTTGCATCTAACTACTCTTAGATATGTTCTTTAGACTTCTCTATAAAGAGATTGCTAAGGACCTAAGGTTTCTCATCAAGAGAAACCTGGTCTTTAGAAGTTCCTAAAGAAGTAATATCTCTAAGTATGGATAGCAATGATTTAGATCTCTTAGACACTTCTTCTTCATCTTCCTCTAAAGAGAAAGAGCTAAAATCTAAGTCTCGAAATCTTGAAATCAAGACTAATCCGGTCTTAGCTAACTACATTCATGAGCTAGGAGAAGATGTGAAGCTCACAGAGTACAACATTCGAGAGAAGTCTTTGATGTGCTCTAGCATTTGGGCTAAATGGCTCTCATACTTGCATCTTGAGAAAGAGAATCTTCAACGCATAGCTGAAGCAAAGAAGAAGATCTTAGCTAAGAAGATGTCTAGCTCAAAAGTCATAGACTCAGTCTTACGAATGAAGTCCGAAGACAAGATTGCAGAGAATGATGAGACCATGAAGAAGCTATCCACACTCTCTCGCCAAACACAAGACTGCATTGACTACATCGAGAGAGCTC